GTAGTGGCTCAAAACGTTACCACTGCACAAGCATTGAATAATAATATAATTCAAAATGCAAGTTTAGGATAATATAAAGTTATATCAAATATGAAAACCATTGAATTAGTAATTAACGAAGATATCGACTGTGCTGGTACTGATGCTATATCATTAGTGGAGCGACCAGCAATCGAAGAAAATTTTGTATATCTATCTGAAAACCTCAAGCAAACTTTCGCTGAGGTCGATAAAGAAAGAAGAATTGTTATGGGTGCATTTCTTGTGCCGGACAAGTTGATTTATCGCAAAGATGATAAAAATGGAGAGTATAATATTTTCTTTTCCAAAGCTACCATACGACAATGTATGGAACTATTTTTTAGAAATGGAAATCAAAATAACCATACCCTAGAACATAAAAAAGAATTGACTGGTCTTACCGTTGTTGAAAGTTGGGAAGTCGAAGATTTGGAAAAAGACAAAACAGCACTTTACAATTTAAGTTTACCAGTTGGTACTTGGGCTGGGTGCATCAAAGTAAACAACGACGATATTTGGGAGAACTATGTAAAGACTGGGAAAGTAAAAGGTTTCTCCATTGAGGGATATTTCGCTGATAAATTGCAATCTCAACTAGCCAACCAAGACCAAGAAGAACAAGCCGAAAAAGTAATTAAACAAATTATTGATATCCTTACCAATGCCTAGAAAGATAACCCGATTTAAAACACCTAGCCACACAAGTCCTAAAACCACTTCTCGAGGGTGTTTATGTGCCGACAATACTTATTCTACTAAGTGTTGCGATGGTTCTTTACAAGCACAAGGAATAGGTAATATTTATAGAAAACTACAACCTTAAAAATAAATTATGGACACAGAACGCAGAGTTTTAGAGTTGCTTAAAAATTCTAAAGTAAAATTAGGAGCTATCGAAGATGCAGTAGAAGATGCTAAGACCAAAATAGACCAAAATATCGAAGTAATGGAACAAATTGCTCAAGATTTATATAGTGATTATGATGATGCAAAAATGGCTATTATAAATGCTCAGTCCGATTTAGGAATAGCACGTGGTAATTTTGAAATTTATTTTGATAATGCCGAAGCAGAATATTTAGAAAACGCAAAAGAGTTAGATGATTTAGGAATACCTTATAGCAATAGATATGAGGGAATACGTGATAGTTATCGTTCAACAATGTCAAGTATTTTTATGCTAACAGCCTTAGATGCAAGAAAATAATTAATCATATAAATTAAAAATTATGAACACACAAAACAAAATATTTGCTAAACTAGAAAGCATTAGCGAATTGCAAAAAACAAAGCTAGGTGCTATCCAAGATGCGGTTAATGAAGCAGTATCAAATAGAGATGAAATAGTAGGTAAAATGATAGATATATATGGCGGTCTATATGATGACATAGAGGAGTCTCTTAATGAAATTGACAGTACGGTTTCTTTATTCTCGGCACAATTAGCTACTGCAAGGTCCGAATGGAGCGAACTAGAAAAGGAATACATAGAAGTTACATCAGAATTAGATTCTGCTGGTATTCCAAATAACACTGGTTATTCTACATTATCCTCTGATTATGCCGACATTCAAAGTTCAGCAAATTACATCACTCAATTAAGAGTATTAAGGGATGCTTTCAGTGAAATTAAAAAATTAGCAGAACTGAAAATGCAAAATAAAACTAACTAATAGTTATATTCTGTAAAGAAAACAAAACTAAATTCATAAGTATGAAAAGTCAAGACATCTTAAAAAAAATAGCTACACTTCTAAACGTTAAAGTTGCATTAGAGCAACAAGCATTGGAAGATGGTAGAATTATAGAAGCGGATAGCTTCACTGCTGGTTCTACTGTAAACCTTATCGATGGAGAAACCACATTAGCATTACCTATTGGAGAATATACTTTAACCGATGGTTCTACCGTTGTAGTAGTTGAGGAAGGTATCATTGCCGAAGTAAAAGCTAAAGCGGAAGAAGTTGAGGAAGAAGTGGAAGCCGAAGAAGTTCCAGCGGAAGAAGTTCCAACCGAAAAAACTCAACCAACAGTTGAGGAAATCATCCAAGCAGTTGTTGATGTTGTAAAACCAATGATTGACGACCTACAAGCACAAATCTCTGCTATTGGTAAAACAAGCGAGGAAACAAAACAAGAAATGTCTAAAGTGACCGTTAAGGCATTCAAGCACTCTCCAGAGTCTAAGCAAGAGCAAAAAGCAAAAAGAAATCCAGCCAACCTATCTTCTACCGAGGGTATGATTATGGCTCGTTTGTCAGAAAACTAAAAAAGTCTAAAATAAAAAAAAGAAATTATGCCAACTAAACCAACAATCACGTCCAATTACGCTGGAGAATTCGCTGGGAAATACATTTCAGCAGCGATTTTATCAGCAAATACGATTGCTAACAATGGTATCACATTGATGCCAAATGTTAAATTCAAATCTACTTTGAAAAAAGTAGTATCATCTGGAATCGTTCAAGATGCAACTTGTGATTTTACCGATGCTGGTACAGTAACTTTATCTGATAAAGTACTTACAGTAGCCGAAAAACAAGTAAACCTACAACTTTGTAAAACTCCTTTCGAAAGCGATTGGGAAGCGGTGCAAATGGGTTATTCTGCATTCGATGTTATCCCGAAAAACTTCTCTGATTTCTTTATCGGAAAAATGTTGAAAGACATTGCACTTGATACTGAAAACTTCATTTGGAATGCTTCAACTGGAATTCAAACGTTACTTGTAGCCGATGGTTCAACTGTTATTGGTACTCCAGTAGCTATCACATCAGCAAACGTTTTAGCCAAGTTAGGCTTGATGGTCGATGGTTTACCCGATGCTCTTTATGGCAGAGAAGATTTACGTTTATTCGTATCTCGTAACGTTGCCAAAGCATACGTTAGAGCATTAGGTGGATTTGGAGCAAGTGGTCTAGGTTCTAACGGTTACGCAAACGAGGGTAATGCGTGGTACACAAACGGAACATCATTAACTTTCGATGGTATCGAGTTATTTGTGGCTAACGGTTTACCAGCATCAAATATGGTGCTTACAACCATTGAAAACATTTACTTTGGTACTGGGTTGATGGACGACCAAAACCTTATCAAAACTATCGATATGGCTGATATCGATGGTTCTAAAAATGTACGTTTCATCGCTAGATTTACTCGTGGTTTACAAGTAGGATTTGGTGCTGATAGTGTTACATACACTGTTTAACAACTAAAAGTATAAGCTATGAGTACGTGTTTAATGAGTACTGGGAGAAAAATCCCTTGTAAGGATGTTGTAGGTGGACTAGGTCAAGTATTTTTTGCTGACTATGGAACATTAGGCACATTGACTATAACTGATGGTGTACTTACTGCTATAACTGGTGTTGGTACTAACTTTTATCAGTATGATGTAAAAGGTGGAAATGTCCTAGCACAGACCATCACATCAAGCGACGAAAACGGAACTACATTTTACGAGCAAGTGATCACTCTTGTATTGACTAAAATGGATGCACTTACACAAGTTGAAATTCAAAAGACAGCTAGTCAAAGACCACATTGTTTCGTGAAAGACAACAACGGAAATTACATAGCAGTTGGATTGACACGAGGATGTAATATCACTGGAGAGGTAAGTACCGGAACTAACTTAGGAGACTTGAACGGTTATACACTAACCATTACAGCACAAGAGCCAATTTTAGCACCGTTTGTTACTCCATCCGTTGTAACATCACACACAAGTGCAACGCAAATAACACCTTAAATTGTGGGGGTTTAAGGTACTTTAGAATTAGTAACTAAAAAGGTCGGATAATCTCTGACCTTTTTTTTTGCAAAAAAAATAAATATTAAGTTATATCTATATGATTATACTAACTATCAGCGAGGACCCGCAAAATTTTTATTGCATTCCAAATAACTACATTGTTGGAGATGCTTTAACTTTAGTTGTAAAGGATAAGCAAAAAAATGAGACTACTACCTTTACTCCTAATGCGGTTTATTATGATGTAAACGACCTAGTGGTTATCTCCAATGCATTCACTAGAATATTGTACGAGGGCGGTCAATACCTATTAACCATCCTCAATTCATCCGATGTTGAAATTTACAAGGATAATATATTTTGCACCGACCAACCTATAAACACCTATTCAATCAATTCGGGTGCTTATACTGAACTAGACACAAATAACAATTCATACATAGTACTATAATGGCAGTAAAAAAAGAAATAAAAAAGAAAGCAAATATTGGTGTTGTACAACTATCTACCTATACCTCTCCAGTGATTAAAGAGGTACGTGGTAAGGACTGGGTTGATTATGGCGAGGATAACAATTACTATGGTTATTTACAAGACCGTATCAATGGCAGTCCTACAAACAACGCTATTGTCAATGCAATGATACAAGCTATTTATGGTCGTGGATTGAGTGCATTGGATAGCGAAGAAAATCCAGAGCAGTTTACCGAAGCTATGATGCTCTTAACTGAGGAAACAGTAGTTAGAGCTACCAGCGACCTTAAATCAATGGGACAATGCGCATTACAAGTGGTTTATTCCCTTGATAAAAAATTCATACGTGAATGCAATCATTTTCCAGTCGAAACATTACGTATGGGAGTAGCTAATGAAGATGGAGAAATCGAGCACGTTTACTATTCTAAAGACTGGCAAGACCTCTACCGAAACTCTCCAGTACCGTTTGCGTGTTTTGGAACATCGGACGACCTAGAAGAAATCCTAATTATCAAACCATACAAGACTGGGTTCTACTACTACTCTCCAGTAGATTACCAAGGCGGTTTACAGTATTGTGAATTAGAAGAAGAAATAGGAAACTACCATTTAAACAACATTCTAAATGGACTAGCACCAAGTATGCTTATTAATTTCAACAATGGAGTTCCTACTGAAACAGAACAAAGAGCCATCGAGAGAGACATATTTAAAAAGTTTGGTGGAAGTTCTAACGCTGGTCGATTTATAACATCTTTCAACGATAACAAAGAAACTGAAACTACCATCACACCAGTACAATTATCCGATGCTGACAAGCAGTATCAATTTTTATCTGATGAGTGTTTGCGTAAAATTATGGTAGCACATAGAGTTATCAGTCCTATGCTATTTGGAATTAAAGATACTACTGGGTTCGGGAACAATGCCGAAGAATTAAAAACAGCATCCATCTTGTCCGATAACACAGTTATTAGACCATTTCAAGATTTGTTGATCGCTGGGTTTAACAAGGTCCTATCCTACAACAACATTTCGTTAAAGCTATATTTCAAAACGTTACAACCGTTAGAATTTACCGATTTAGAAAATGCAATTACCAGCGATGCTAAGGAAGAAGAAACTGGACAAAAGTTTTCATCACAAAAAGAACTTTCTAAAGAAATGGCAGATACCATACTGTCTAGCTTACAAGGAGAAACAATAACTGATGATTGGATGCTAATTGACATTAGACCAGCAACCAGCCTTGAGAGGTATTTTAACGATGATTTAAAGACGAAACTCGCATCGGCTATAAATAGTACTGCGGACCAAGAAAGCGTACAAGATAGCGTATTATTTAAAGTAAGGTATAAGTACGTTGGAGAAGTTCCAGCCGAGCGTGAATTCTGTCAAAAGATGCTTTCTGCAAATCAAGTTTACCGATATGAGGACCTCGATAAAGAAGCAAGTAATAATGCTGGGTTCGGAATTGCTGGTGCTGACAGTTACAACCTATTCCTTTACAAAGGCGGTGTTAATTGTAAACACTGGTGGATGCGACAAATCTATTTCCAAAAAACTGACCAAGAAATATCAGTAAACGAAGCGAGAAGAATTATCATAGATATGCTACCGAATATGCGTGAGGAATTCAAGTTCCCAGTCAATCCACCCGAGGTAGCACAAATAGCAAGTGAGTACAATGATTTTTGGAGATATAATAAAGATTAGATATGGCTACAACATTATTCATAACACAAAAAGATTTAAAAGCCAACACCATATTGAATGGGAATGTTGATCCAGCTACTTTTATGCAGTTTATAAAAATAGCACAACAGATGCACGTTCAAAATTTCCTAGGCACAAAGTTGTATAATGCAATTACAACAAAAATAAATAACGATGATTTAGATGGAAATTATTTGGCAATCGTTGTTGATTACATCCAACCAATGTTGATACATTTTGCAATGGTCGATTATCTACCATTTGCAAATTATCAAATTAGAAATGGTGGAGTGTTCAAACATAGAAGTGAAAATTCTGAAAGTACAACAAAAGATGAATTAGATTTGCTGGTCCAAAAACATCGTAGTTTTGCAGATTTTTACGCTCAAAGATTTGTTGATTATATGTGCATTGAGGGTTCAAATTTATTTCCCGAGTACTGGACAAATGGTGGAAGTGATATGTTTCCAGACCAAAAACCACGACCTTGCACATTTTTGTTATAGTGCCTTATTTGGCATTTTAAGGCATTCTGAGGAACTTTCAGTAACTCGTATGTATTTTGTTATTAATTGATAGAACGTTAAAAATCCAGTGGGAATGAGTGATAGAGAGCGTAAAAAAAACGAAAGTAAAAAAACAAAATTTATCGATTATAAGATAAAAAATGAAAACATTTTGAAAGTCGAAAGGTATTTGGCTTCACAAAATAAAACCAAAAAATTATGAGCACACTTGATTTTGAAAATAAAAGAGGAGATACTTTTGATGAAGTAAATTTTGAAATGTTGTCAGATGGATTGCCGATTGATTTAACTGATGCAGTTATCAAAATGGAATTGCGTACTGAATGCGGTGGTATAGTTGCACTCAGTTTAACATCAGTTGCTAATGCTGGAATTACAATTACTGATGAAGTAAATGGTTTATTCAAAATCAATGAACAGATTATTGACATAGCACCAAATACATACAAGTATGATATTGAAATTACTTTTGCTGATGGAACAGTAAAATCTTGGATAAGTGGAACGTTTAACATTATTTGCGATATAACACGATGAGTACAACTATTGATATAAATGTAACCTCTGTTGTAGAGGAAGTAGAAATCACAGTAACACCTAACGTTACTACTGTAAACGTAAATAATACACCAGCTGGTAGTGTTGATAGATTTGTACAGCTTATAGACGTACCGAGTACTTATGTAGGTCAAGGCACTAAAAAAGTAGTTGTTAAAACCGACGAAAGCGGTTTAGAGTTCATTGAGGACCTTATACAAACACTTCAAACAATAACCACAAACGGAAATACCACAGATAAAGGTATTATTTTAACTATACCAGCAACTGGCGATCCTTTGTTATCGTCTTTAATGTTAAAATATGGAAGTGTTGCAACTGTAATATTAAGTACTGGCAATACTACATCTGAAAGGAGAGGTTATTTAAAGTTGTTAAATTCTGAGACTTATGAGCAAATACACATTATTGAAGATAGAATATATTTCAATAGTGATACAAAAAACATTGCTTTTTTGTTAAACAAAACAAAAGCCGATGGAATTTATACTTTAGCAACAACTGACGAAATACCATCATTATCTGGTTATGCTACCGAAGTCTATGTTGATAACAAAGTGGCTGGTCTTTTAAATTTAAGAGGAAACTACAATGCTAGTGGTGGTTCATTTCCAACAACTGGCGGTTCGGGTACTGGTGGTGCGATAAAAAAAGGCGACTTTTGGTATATATCTGTTGCTGGAACAATTTTAGGAGAGCAGTTAAATATAGGAGATAGTATTTATGCTTTAGATAATAGTCCATCTTCTAGCTGGTTAGAGTGGGAGTCTATGGAAGCTAATTTATCTTATGTACCCGAAGATGTAGCCAATAAAGAAAATACAACTTTAGACACTTCAACAACTAAATATCCAACAAATAGATTGGCTAAAGAAGCTATTGATGCAAAACAAGATTTGGTTGATAATTTCACAATGCACGAATTCCCAAATACTATCTATGCTACTTTGACAAGTTATGTTGTTGCTGTGACTAATACTGCTTTTGGGAGTACTACTGCAAATTCTAATAACGTTACAAGATTTGTTCCTTTTGTACTAGATAAAGAGGTGGCTTTTGATGCTTTTTATATTTTTCAAACAACTGCCAATAGTGGTGCTGGAACTGGCTATATGACTATGTATATTTTTGATGATAGTAATGACGGTTTACCCGGAGTTAAACTACATCAAGATAGCTTGGCAGTAGGTTCAATGAATACAACAAATAATATTCATACTTTTGGCACAAATATCACATTACAAGCTGGAGTATATTGGATGGCGTTTCATATTAGAAGTTTAGATACAGCTGGTAGCAATCCAACTT